TAGATCTAAACTTACCTTCAAGAGCATCTGCTTTATGGGTAATTACGAATGTCGATGTATTTTTATCAAGAATCGATAATATTTTTGTAAGATTATCGATACCATCGTAATCAAGACTTGAGTCAAAAGTTTCATCGAGAATAAGAAGATTACAAGAAATTGAATTTTTCATCTTTGCAATTTGTCTCCAAGTGAAAAGAAGACTCAGATCAATACGAGCTTTTTCACCTTCCGAAAATGATTCGTATTTAAATGTATCACGATGGCGTGATCGTATATCTTCATCAAAAGTTTCATCGAGATTGAAGGAGATAAAGAAGTCCATTACTTGTAGATAATTATTAATAAAATTATTAATGGCCGGTAGATATTGCTTAATGATTTTAGTTTTAATACCCGTATCAAGAAGCAATTGGTATATTGCATCAAAGTATAAACGATTGTCAAGTAACTCATAACGAACTTCTTCAATATTCTTACGAGTCTGAATAAGGTTATCAAGTTCAATTTTAGTCTTAGAAGAATCTGAATCTTTGTTTTCAATTTCTAATATTTGATTATCAATGGCTGCAATTTGATCGTTCATTTTTTCGATCATATTTTCATTCATTTTAATCTGAGATCGAGTTTCTTGAAACGCAGAAAGATTTGTTTGAACTTTTGCTATTTTTTCGTTATTAGCTATTTCTTTTTCTTCAATCAAAGTCATTTGTGATTGTAACGTTTTTGCCAATTCTTTGGCCTTTACCGTATGAGACGTCTTAAGTTCATCGCTAATATCTTGTTCGCACGTAGGGCAATGATCATTTGTCTCGTAAAATTTTACGCCTTTCACTATATTTTTAATTTGGCTTTTTAAGTCAGATGATTCTTGCATAATATTATTTTTTGTGGTATTAAGACTATTAAGGTTTTCTTGAATATCAACTATATTACTTGTAATGCTATTATATCGATCGCCCATTTGCTTCTGCAAATTTATGATTTGATTAGTAATTTCATCTTGTTCAGCTTTTTTATTCGTGATAATCTCATCATTTAGTTTTTCGATTTCAACGATATGATCTTCTTTTAAAGAAATTTTTTCTTTGATCAGATTAAAATCATAATCATTAGCACTAATTTGTTCTTTGAGTTTAGATATATTTTCCTTTACTGTTTCACGCATTACAGAGAAGATTGAAATATCTAAAAGATCTTCAATGATTTCTCTTCTTTGCCATTGTGGCAATTGCATAAATGGTACAAACGAAGAAGATCCAAGTACAATGATTTGATGAAAAGATTTGTAATTAAACTTAAGAATATTATTTTCTAGAATCTTTTGGTAATCACGAGCTTTTGAATCCTGATTGATTATATCGCCATTCTTATAAATCTCAAAAGCATTTGGTTTTATTTTACGTACAATTTTATACTGTACATTATCAACTTTCAATTCAATTGTAACACTACAATTTTTTTGATTAATAGAATTAATTAATTGTTTTTTATTGATATTACGATGTGGTTTACCGAATAAGCCAAATGATAGAGCATCAAGAAGTGTTGATTTACCTGAACCATTTTGGCCTACAATAAGAGTCGTATCGCTTTTATTTAAAAGTATTTTAGTTGGATTATTACCAGTTGATAAGAAGTTTTTCCATTCTATAGATTCAAAAATAATCATTATATAACATCCTTATTAATTGATTCTATATATATGCCATTCATAAGTTGTTTTAATTTTCCACGATTGAGACTTGTATCAATTTCATCGATATAAGAGTTAAGTATTTCAGAAGTATCTTTGAAATTCACTTTTGCATCTTGTACATTTTCACCCATAAATTCAGAAAAGTCTTCTGCAACTTTTAGTTCATGAATATCACGATCATTGATACGATCAACGAATTTATCAAACATGAATGGATCTGATTTATTTTGTACCATTACTTTAATGAAATGATCATCGAGTACCGATATATCGTAATCAGAATAATCTGTATTTGTATCATCATACCATATTTTTTTGAAAAGAGTAATCGGATTACGTATCATTTCAAGTTCACGAGTTTCAGTATCAATGACATGGAAATATTTAGGATCATCGCAATCAGCCCAAGTGAATTCCATACTTGATCCAAGATAATCAATATTTCCTTTTGTTGATTTGGTATGAAAATGGCCAGTAAGTACTCTTTCAAATCTTTGGAAGAGAGCTGCATTCATACCGCCTTGATTTGTAACGCCTTTCATCATCTCAAAACCGTCAAGCTCAAGATGACCAAGAAGCCAAGGTGCTTTACATTGCTTAATAAAATCAATTGATTCAGTATAATTTGAATTGTTTACCCACGGAAGCATAGCAATATGAAGGCCATTGTAATCATTGACTGTTGGCTGCATTATAATATTTACATTGGCAGTATAAAAACCAAGCAATTCCTTAAGCGAACAAAGCTCATTGGTATTCTTATAAAATACATCATGATTACCTGGAATAATATCCATATGCATTCCCATTTGCCTTAATGGCTCAAGGAACATTTTACGATTCGAATGCTGCGCTTTGAAGTTAACGTATTTGCGATGATCATAATAGTCACCACCATGCAAAATAGTCTTTACGTTATTTTCTTTACAATATGGGAAGAAGACATCTCTATAGAATTTTTCTTGGTAATCAATAAAAACTTGAGATGAGTTTCTGATTCCGCAATGAGTATCGGTCAGTATTGGTATTTTAGCCATGTTAATCTTTCATTATATAATATGGTATTATACTATAAATCTACCTAAAAGTAAATAGATTATTATAATATTTTAGTCAAATCACTATCGGCTTGTACTGTACTTCTTTTACGTTTATGCTTTTTAAGGTATGTTGAAAAGTGTTCATCAGCAGTTTTAACATTACTGATTCTTTCTTTCAATGTATCAATGAATTGAGTAGAGACAGCTTTTTTCATATCTGAAGTATCGGCTGACATATCCATAAAGTCGTATATGCTACCTTCAGAAATATATTTTAATTTAATATCTTGTTGCTTCTTTTCTTTTGCAATACGGCGAAGAAAGGCATAATAAATAATTTGAGTAAAATAAGCAAATGCATTTGGATTACCTGATCGAGTCGCAGCCTCAATATTATAATTCTCAATTGCTTTTAGACAATTTTCTACGCCATCCATTACCATCTCTTCGCGATATGTATACCTTGCAAAGTTTGAAGCAGTCGATAAACGTTCCGCTATTTTCATAAAGCATGAAGCAATATAATCTGTAACAGGAGGTAAATCTTCTTTATTATTTCTTTTTTCTTGAAGAACTTTTACATATTCAACAACTGCAAGAGAGAATTCTTTATTGTTTACATAATGAGGCTTTTGCTTTTTATCTTTTGTCATATTACTTTCACATTTGTATTATTAATTAATGATACCATTATAGTCTATTTTTTAGCATATGTAAATAGAGATTTAACATAAATTTATTTAGTTTTTTTATAGAAATCTGTTTACATTAACTATAAAAAATGGTATAATAAGGTTATACCTTAAAGCAACCACTAATGTTTCGTCGGTGGGGTGGAGAATGGAACAATATTATCATCTTCATCGAATGATACTTTATTTTTCTGTTTAGTATATTCTTCCATTTCTTGCTCCATCTCAGCTTTGACATCATCTTGTTGCATTTGTAATTCCGTTAGATTCACGCGGTAAGACAATGACATTTCATTTGAGACTGGACCATCGATTGAAATTGATTTGCGATATATTTTTCTTTCTAATGTAGTATCATCACCAACGATATAAGGAACAAAAACAATCGTTTGATTTGTTAATGGTAATTTGTATGGAATAAAGTTAGGATAGTCTTGCGTCATATCGATATCCGGAAGTGATACAACTAAGAATAGATTTTTTACCTTAACGAACAACTCGTCCTCGTCCTCGCAAACTTCTCCGATTGCGTTGAATTCCCCGTCTAAAATAAATTGTCTTAACTCATACATCATACTTTCCTTTATATGTTAATACTATATATCTTGTATTTAAACTGCTCATGATCGTATATTTTAATTCTTTCGTCAGAATGTTTAAGTAAATAATTTTGTTTTTTGCGCCAATGTAAATCATCGGCAATATCATAAAGTTTTGTCTCTTGCCCGTTTTCTGCTATTCTGAGTCCACGACCAATTGATTGTAATACTCGTATTGGACTTTTACTCGGTGAAGTAAAGATGACATTATGTAGATTTTTGATATTAATGCCGGTCGAAAAGACTCCAAACGAGGCGCAAATAATAGCATCTTTTTCATTCTCGACAATTTTACGTATTGCTTCACGATCACTTGAATCAGTCGCTCCTGATACAAAATAAACCTTACGGCCTTCTTTCGCTTTATTTTCAATTAATTCAAATAGTTTTTTACCATGCTTTTCGACAAATTGAAACAATAATAATGTATTACCTTTTTGATCGATGGTAAGATTCGCAATAAAGTTATTTCGTTTTTCATTCGTAATGACATAATCGAGTTCTTGCTGATACGTAAGGCCCTTTGCCATTTGGCGAACTTCTTCAGAGTATATTAATTTTAAAACAGAAATACTTAGAGGAGCCAACGTTTTTTGTTCTTGCAATTTTTGCGTTGTCGTTACTTTATATATTGGGCCAAAATGCCCTTGCAATGTTAACTCATGGACAAGTTTTCCATCAAGAGTTCCGGTCGTACCAAATCGGTATCCAGCCTCTGTCGCTTTATCCATAATCGTAACAAGCGATTTTGATTTGAATCCATGTACTTCATCACCAAAGACTACGCCAAATTGTTGAAACCATTTCTTTGGCAGTTTGTATATACTTTGCCATGTACTCACGACGATTGGTTGATTTGTATCTTTTTCTTTACCTGAATATATTCGATGAATTGCCTTTTCAGAATCAAGTCCATAGTCTTCAAAGTCAGAATACATTTGCTGAACAAGGGAAGTAGTCGGAACAATAATCAATATTTTCTTTTTTTGTTTTGTTAGTAAATAACGCATTATAATATAAATGATAAGTGACTTACCAGAACCGGTAGGCGAAAGCAATATTCTTCTACGATGTACTAATGCTTCGCAAACTGCTTTGAACTGATAATCACGACATTCAATTGGATTACCGCCTGCAGTCAAGTTAAGACCGTCAATAAATTCAGCTAGCTTTTCAATATCAAGAATGTCTTTATCGTATGGAGTTCCGTATTCGCTTGGTATTATATCAATAAAATAATTTCTTGATTTACAAAAATACTTAAGTGAATCAAAAAGGCCAACCGGTAAATTTCTTCCTTGAGAGAAGAGTTTGATCTTCCCATCCCAAATTCCATTTTTATACGCTGGCATCCATTTGTACCCAGGCGCGAAGAATGAGAAATAATCAGATATTTCCATAGCTGTACCATGATCACAGTCAACAAATAACTGTCTATGAGATATTTTTTTTATCTTGATAGTTTCGAGATCTGGCATTACATTCCTGATTCAAATTTCTTATATTCAATTGCGTTACGTAATGTTTGATGGCGCCAAGTAATATTATTTAATATTTCTTTGAGAGTCTCAAGCATATTTTTATAGTACTGTATTTTATCTTCGCTTTGAACTATTTCATCATCGCTTTCGTAAAAATAATCCATATCTCCCTTAAGAGGTTTGGACATACCATCAAATGGATCATAAGCCCAACCACGTTTGTCAATATCTTCTTTTGGCATTTTACCGTTATAATATAACCATTTTGCTTTGAGGAGTTTCTTCTGATTATTTTCTTGCATACGCATACGCAATTTGACTTCAGAATAAAGCCTTAGATATTTTGCGTGGAGAAGTGGAGTTTTTGTTGAAGCTTCTGATAAATCAGATCCAATACGTGAATCTTTGTCCCAGTCGTCAAGTATAGAATTCAAGTCATAAGTCGTCATAATTTACCTCATATTATAATATTATATAGATCTATCTATACAAGTACAAACTGATCAAACTGGAATGTAACACTAAAAGTAAGAAACTGTTCGTCAGTAGCAGATGTAAAATCAATACCACTCATATCAACTGGAAATGCTGATACATAACGTATTGCTTTTGTTTTATTGTTCATTGAATTAAGTACATTGATAGTAATATCAGATACGCTCGGTGCTAACGTAGCATTTGATTCATTTGCAGTTGTATATTTTTCTAAGTTACCAGTAATCCAATTGAAGATTTCTGTATAATCATTCATATCTTCATCGATAAGAGCCGTAATTCCTAATTGACCAAAATCTACTTTGTCTCCTGGCATATATACGTTTGCTCTTCTAAACGAAACTTCAGCAGGAGCTGAGCTAATACCTGGATGAGCAACCGATTGAGCAAAGAAAGTAATATTAGGATAATTCTTCCGTTCAATAATAACCTGGAACTGTGAAGGTTGCATATAATTTTTATTTGTTGTAAGTGCCATTAGTATAACCTCTATTATATAGGTCTATTTATACGCATTTAAGTATATGTCTGGATAAATTTCCTTTATTCATTTCCCAACCACAATTAGGGCATGGTACTTTGCGTAAAGCCTTTTTTCTATATTTTTCCCTTACTTCAGGTTTACAAGCATGATTATTAGAGCCCTTCAACCAAGT